GCCGTCCTTACCGTCTTTGCCATCGATACCTGGAGCGCCGTCTTTACCGTCCGCGCCCGGCGCCCCGTCTTTGCCATCGATACCTGGAGCGCCGTCTTTACCGTCCGCGCCCGGCGCCCCGTCTTTGCCCGCAGGGCCATCTAGGCCCTGTATGCCTTGTGGGCCCTCAGGACCTTGAGGCCCTGGTTCGCCCTTCTCGCCGGGGGGTATCTCGATATTAGCTACTGCTCTGGCGACTACGCCCTCTACGTCCTCCTGGGACGGGATAACGAGCTCGTCTACGGAACGCTGTATCGCCTCTGCTATGGATTCGTCGGAGGGGATAGTCTCGGTAACGTCGAGCAGGAGCTTGGCCAGCTTGGTATGCCCTGCCTCTGCGTCGTTTTGCTTGGATACCGCATCATCCAGGCCCTTGCGCAATTCGGCCAGCTCTAACTTGAGCTGCTGGTTCTCCTGGCGTAAGGCGTCGAGCTTGGGGTCTATCCAGGCCTTTATCTTCTCGAACAGGTCAGTAGCAAATTTAGTTAGCTTCATTCTTCACCAGTATGTCGAATAGGTCTAGGGCGTTCTGCATATCCTCCAGCTCGTCCTCGTCGTCCTCCGGATCCGGGACGGGAGCGGGCGTCGGTTCTGGTACGGCCGGGGCCCCTAATGGATTCTCGGAGTCTCGCTGGGCCAGAGCTGCAAGACTGTAATTCTGCTGCTGCAGGTAGGGAGACTCCCCGCCTCTCACTGGCTTAAGGTTCATCTTGGCCCGACCTTCATTCGGGGCATATACTCCAGAATCTACCCCTATCTTGATGGACTCTAGCTGAGTTTTGGTATCCATTCGGAACAGAGCCTCGGTACCTAACTGGGTACGGTGCTTATCGTCCATATCCAGACCGCGGTCCATAACCCCTTCGAGCGCTTCTATCAGGGTCTGCAGGCATTGACTGTAATATGTCTGGAGTAATGCCTCAACGTTATTGTACGAGGGAGTGGCGCCTATGCCAACCATATAGCCAGGTACGTGATATACCGCGGCTATTTTCTCGTCGTCCCACTTAAGAGTTTCGATAAGCTGGGCGTCTACGTTAGACATACGGAGTTGTTCGAATTTAAGGCCGTCTCCTGCCACCGCTACACGGCCTGAGTTATCGCCATTAAATTTAGAGTTCCAATCGTCCGACAAGCGCTTAGCTGTATTGTCGGATATCGCCCCGGGGGCCGTCAGTATGCCACTGGCGTTCGACCCGTTCTTAAGGAACTTCTCCATATTCTTAATGCCAGACAGTCCTCCCAGGGCCACGCTACCGGCCGCAAATATGGGGGAGGTACCTACCAGGGGGTGGTATAGGCAGTTAAACCGGTCGTGGATTATCTCCGTAGCCGGTACAACGATCTGACCCTCGTTGAATGGAGTAAGCTGGTCCTCATCTATTCGATAGAATACCTCCCCGCTATCAGATACCAGGGGGGTAACCTTGAATGGGTCGAGTATATCTACCCCGGTTATCCGTCGTCCGGTCCATTGCTTAAGGCCGTAGGCGTTACCGGTAGACAGCTTGGATAGTGCCCAGTACTCGATAAACTGCTGGCGGGTCTGGTATGCGTTCGGACGGCGTAACAGCCCGGCGTACTGGTGCTCCGGGTCTATCGTCCAGATATCGTCAACCAACTTCTGGACATAGAACGGTAGCTTAGCCATATCGTTAGCGATTAACGTCTGGCACGCGAATACGGTAGGGTGCGTTAGTACGCTGTCCTTTTTTTCGTAGGGGTGGTGGGTCTGCCAGGCCCCGGGGGTCCAATCGAATATACGAGACCAGCCGCGGTCGTCGACGGCCTGGGCATACTTAGTCTCCAGATCCTCGATCTTCTTAGCCATAGCCTCCTGGTTCGCTTTACGCTCGCCCCACCCGAATAACGCCACTATTCGTCCTCTGCTTTAAGCTGCCTTGTTTGGTACGTGTTACTGCTGGCCGTAGTAGTGGCACTACTGCGGGGAGTAGCGGCTCGGGTACGTCGGCGTGGTGCTGGCGCAGGCTTTTCTGGTTCGGGGGCAGGGGCCGGAGCTGGCTCGACGTAGTACTTAGCTTTACCGACCGCTCGCAGTACTTTAGCGTGGCGCTCAGTGGCTTTGTACACGGCGCCCGGCTTCTGTGCTTTACCGCCATAGTTGTGTGTTCTGAGTGATTCCATCTTAACCATGTATCCACCTTTTAAAAAAGGGGCCCTATCGGAATGATGATAGGGCCCATAGCCGAGGAGTCGGCAGTTCTAAGGTAAATATTAAGTAGATACAGACCCGCCGTAGTCAGCGTCTCCGATGTACCGTACGGCGCTGGTGCGTCGTTTCTGGAAGTTCATAGACTGGACGCATTTAATCGCCATGCTCTCAGTCTGGAACATATTAACCACCTTGCCTGTAGCTGCAGTCGGGGTATCTGTATCCTGTGCTGGTGCGTCGTTCATCTCGATCGATGCATGCTCTGAGACACTAATCTCGATATTGCCCATGCCGATGCGGTAGATATCGGTAGGCTTGAGCAGTATCAAGTGGTTGGCGTCCACGTTATGGCCTGTAACCGCAGGAATTCCGTGTAGCATGCCGCCCTCGGTAGAGATCGCTGGGAATGTATACTGGTCCAAAGCGTTACGCAGCAAGGAGATAGACATCGCCAGCGACGGGTTCATGACCCAGTACAGCCCGGTGGAGTTCTTCTGGTCTACGAAGGTCTTAACCAGCTCCTTGATGTCGTTAATCAACGCGCTGTCGTCAGTACCGGCAGAATCGTTGATAGTGACGCCATTCAAAATACCTGCGGGTGATACACCAGACACTGCCGCAGAAGTCGACAGGAACGTGGTATCAATACGTTGTGAGATGGCCTGCACCAAAGCGTCCCGGATAAGCATCTCGGCAGACGGGCTGGAGTCGCGTAGCAGCTCCTTGGAGATCACGGAGAGCGCAGCTACTTTCAGAGGCGTCAAGTTAACGTCACTAAAATCCGCTTTACTTACCGGGATAGCCTTAGACTCTCCGACCCAGTAACCGGTAGCCGCGCCGTCCTGCCCTGCAATGTTAATGTTAGCCGGTACCTCACGGAGAGGTAACTGGTTGTATACGGTCATTGAGTACAGATACTCGATAAAATCGCCCAACCAGCGATCGTAGTGCACCAGCTCTGCGCCAGCTTCACCCGAACTAGAACCGTGACCCGCTACGTCCGCCTTAACAACTTCGATGATGGATGGATGGGTTTTGCCCCAACGCTCCTGGGCGACTGCTACCGGGCTGCGGTCCTGCATCTTACCCACGGCCTTAGCGATCACGAACCGGGTAAAGTTCTGTCCTACGAACTTCTCCTCAGGCTCTTTGTTGGTGATAACTGCAGGCGCTTGACGTGGGTGAACCGGAACAGTGCCAGATGCGGTTTTACGTACCGGTTCTGATACCGGGGCCGCTGTAGCTGCCTGCAGTTTCAGTAGGGCGTTATATCGCACCAAGTCCTCGTCGATTTGCTTAATCTCGGCCTGGATATCGTCGAACTCGTCGACCTCTGCCTGTTCAAAAGAGCGGCCAGCGTCTACGGACTTGGAGGTCAATTCCTCCAGACGAGCTACACGGGCCGCGCGCGTGTTCTCCAGGTCCTTGATATGTTCTGCAAGATTCATCGTTACTTACCTCGTTTGATGAGTTGGATAGGTTTTCTGCCGTGCGCGGCCTGTTTACGATAGGACGGCTGGACCTGCTTAACGCCTAACGCGGCTAAGGCCTGTCTGTCCCAAGACTTAATGCTTTCGATGACTGCCTCTGGTTGGGCGGGTATAGTGACCAGGGACAATTCCATCCACTCCCACTCGTCGAACCGGATACCGCCGTCGTCCAGGAAATTATATTCCAGAGCTCGGAACCCGATAGATACTGCACTAACGAGTCCGTACTTCATGCTCTGGACTGCTTCGTCGACTCTGTTTTTAAGATTACCGGCCTCTGTTACCTTCGGGATAGACGCCTCGAAGGGGATACCGGCCTCTGTGGGCTCTGCCATTGTAACCAGACCCACCGGACTACGGCTGTCGTGCTGCCACAGTAACGGCATGGGTGTTTCGAACTTCGCGCCCATCGGATTAACGATATCCCGGGAGCGGTCGGGGGTCGGAGTGGAGGCTATCCCCTTAATGAGATAGTTCTTCTCGTCCTGGTCAAATTCTTTCGTATTAAGCA